TTTCGTTTTCTCTGATATTCTTTAGCTTCATAGTCGGCTTTTAACTCTGCTTGTTTAGCCTGTATGTCCTCTTTGGAAATAACTGCTGTATCTCCGTGCCAAATAATTTGGTCGTAATCTTCAGCATTAACTGATACTTTAGCATCAGGATTTATTGCTAATATTGCATTAATAATATCCATTATGACCTAATCTCCATAACTGTAATTGTACTATGATTAGAGTAAGTAGCATCATCGCCTCTACCCCCTAAAGCGGCTGTTCCACCACCAGCTTTTATTTGAAATTTATAGGTGTGTGCGCTTGTGCTTTGTGCATCATCAAGAAAAACTGGGCAAATACTTTGTGACTCATAACCATTACTATTTATTGAAAAAGCGGTATAGTTATGACCACCCGCACTTGAACTCGTACCTAATGCAATAGCAGTGCTATCTCTTACTAATTGGCACTCACAAGGATAACCACTATCATTGGCATTACCAATTTGAGTAGAAACAAAAACCAGTATTTTATTATCTGCATGAGTTGGAGTAATCTCTACACTAAAATCTGTTACATCAACAAAACTTGAAGATGTAGTAGTAAATCGGTCAGTCTTATTGACAGTTTGAACTTGAACTAATCTAGCTTGTTCAACACCAGCAACGGTTGCTATCGTGTCAGCTCGTAGTATACTCATTTAGGGTTCTCCGATTTTACTAATGCCACTGCATCTCTCCACTTTGTTGTTCCGTTTACTGAATCCCAGTACTGCATATCAAGTTGTTCTGGAATAGACAAATAGGCTTTTCTTCTACCTTCTTTATGACCCTCACTCGCAGTCCACTCAGCTTCAATAGAATCAACTAACTCTTGAGTTAATTCTGGTAATGAATCATTCCACCCAGTAACAACTCCACCAACTGTTGAGATACCACCCACATTAGGGTATTTCCAACCAAGTGATTGCGCATTTTTAGTTGTTACACTCATACTCGTATCTCCGATATTGTCAATGTACTCTTTTCAACCTGATTCCATTTAGTAGAACCAGCATAACCATTAAATGTAAATGTGCCAGCCGCATCACCACCACCTCTAAGTTTAAATGTAATTAATGATGTGCCAAGACTTCCAGTTATAACATGAGTAAAATTACACCTACATTCCTCGTATAAGGATTGATGATAATAACCACCCGCAATCGCACTAGCATCTGAATCTTTAAATAATGCAAACCCACCATTTATAGCGACTGTATCCATAAAGCCAACCGATACCTCTATTACTAAAGTATTATTTGTATTAGTTGGAGTGATAGTACGAGTCATAAACTCTGTTCCCTCACTTGATAATGGCGGTGTATCGTCCCAAGGTATTTGAGTTGTCCCAGTTGCTACTGTTCCTGTTATAGTACTGACAACCTGAACTAATCGAGCGTGTTCGTCTCCAGCAAGTGTTTCAATAGTATCAACGGCTACAGTACTCATATTACACCACCACCCAGTTTGAATTAGTCGGTACAGTTACCGTAACTCCAGTATCTATTGTTATTTCTCCAGCACTCATAGCGTTCTTATTTGTTGTGATTGTATAGTCAGCCAATACAGTCTGTGCGTTTTCATAAAATATATCATTAATAGCTCCTCCACCTATTGACCCCCAAGCTGAACCGTCATTAACTTCTAGTTCGGACTCAGTTGAGTTAAACCTTAATTTACCAGCACCGTTTACTGGGCGTTGTGCAGTAGTACCAGTTGCCACCTTAGTAGCTCCAGTACCAGCATCAGTTAAACCTGTAGCAGTTACTCCACCAGTAAACGTACCACCAGTTGATTTTGCTACAGTATCAGATGTACTAAACGAACTAAAGGCATAAATATTTAATTCATCTCCTGATGTTGGTGCGACAGTTAATACAACAGATGTTCCATTAGATGCTGTATAATCTTCAAGGGCTTCCATTACAACTCCATTCAGAGTTACAATTATAGAACCAGCAGTATAACTTAGTGTTGCTAATAAATCATCAGCACCAGAATATGTTGTAGCAGTTGTTGTTGTATATCTAAATAAAGTAAACGTAGATTCACTTGAAGCACTACCTAATGGTGTCCATGTTATTGCTGTAGTACCAACAACCACAGGATTGTTTGTCGTACATATAAATAATTTGTCAGAGTTTGTAGTTCCTTCTTCAATCAGAGTAGCCGCACTTGGAAAATCAGTTGCGGTATCCATTTTTGTTGAACGAACCCATGCACCAGAAGCTACTGTATATATACCATTATCTTCAGTATCAGTTTGTCCTTGAACAAGAACTCTATCGTCAGCAACTAAAACAACTCCGTCAATAGTTTGTGTTCCTAATAAAGTTATATTAGTTTCAGAAGTAGCTCTACAAGAATCTTTCCACTTAAATAAACCACTTGCCGCAGCCGATGCTGAAGCAGCACTAGCAGTAGCACTTGTAGCACTTGCGGTTGCAGAAGTAGCACTTGCGGCTGCCGAAGTAGCACTTGTTGCCGCATCAGTAGCACTTGTTACTGCGGTAGTAATAGTTCCAGATGTTAATCCATTCTCTAATGCAGTAGCTCCACTGTTCCATTGAATCATTTTACTAGCTTCTGGAGCTGGTAATTTAAGACCATCAAGAGAAGAATTAGGAACTCCTACTTTACTATTCAGATAATCTTTATTTTCTTGGGCAAGGAAGAAGTCTTGATTCATTGCTAAATCTAAATCTGCTTCCGTAAGGTTAGAGCCGTTTATAAAGTCTGTTAACCTAGATGTAATTTGGGTTAACCTTCTAACCCTAAAGGTTATTGTATCAGCCACAGCCGGGCTAATAGTTATCTGCGAATCATTAACAAAAGTAAATGAGATTGCACTATCGTCTGATAGTTTAATAACACTTACATCAGTTCTTGAAATGAACGAAAAGGGGATTGACCAAGTGGTTGTAGAACCGTTCCCAGTATAATCCACATACGAGTTTGCCATTAATCAATACTCCCATCTTTTTTCATTGAATCTATTACCTCTTTAAGCTGTTGCATTTTTAACGATAATTTTTTACGTTCTGTCGGGTCTACATCTTTACCTTGCATGGCATGACGTTCCCGTGTTTCTTTATAATCAATTTGTTTTGCAAGAGCCTTATCATAATAAGGGTTTTTATTAGGTGTTTTTATTTTAGTAGGAAACCCATTGTCATTTAAATAAGGAAAAAGCAAAAATAACTTTGCTTGATTTCTCGACTTATTAACAATGGACTTAATGTAATCTGCCTTACTTCCTTCAATTCCCCCAACAATGTCTCCGTCAGTTAGAGAATTATAAAATTGAGAACCCACCTTTCTTTCCGGTTTATTAAAATCATTTGTTGCTATTCTACCAGCAAGCATTCCCCAATTATCCCAAGATTTTGCAGATAATCGTATCCCGTCTATACTTAAATCAAGTTTTCCGAATCCTATTTTTAATCTAAGAACTTCTTTTGCTATAGGAATGTCTGATTCTTGAGAAACAAATATAGGACTTACAAAATCAAACCCAGCTTTTAAACTACTGCCACCTAAATCATATGAAACCTTTTTTCCTAAGAAATCTCTTTTAGCCATAATCTCCGAAGAATATCCCGGTATTCTAGCTTTAAAGGCATCAAACCAATCAAAGTATTGTTTAACCTCTGAATCTCCCGGTGCTCCCAATACTCCAGTTCTGGTTCTTTGTGCTAAGAATGTTGGATAGAATGAACTAAAAAGTCGGGATGTTACTTGCCCAAATCTTCTCTTATATGATTCATCGCTATGTGACCCCATTAGACCAGAAGTTATATTTTGAATACTTTCTATGTATGTCTTAGACATAAAGTTTCCTTCAAAAGATAGAAACATAGCATCTATCCACTGGCTTCGGAGGCTTTCATCCGCTTCTTCTAACAAATTAGATATAAGATGAAAGTCTGCCATAGCCCCAAGTAGACCACCTACAGGGTCTAACCGATTATAGGCATAACGCTTATCACCAAATTTAATTGTGTATGGTGTTAAGCCAAGAGTTTTAGCTGTAGCTCTAACATCTTTATCTCTATGACCAGCACCAGTTATTGTGCCGTCTGCAAATTTTTCTTCTAACTGCATAGCCACAGCCGTAAATATTCCCCACCTAGCTATTATCTCATCTCTAGCAGCACCACCTTCTTTACCAGCGAAAGCTCTTTGTGCTCTTTTAGCTAATGTCATTATATTCTTTTCAGCCATCACAATTTTTTCTATACGACTGTCTGCAGCTAACCCTATTAGTGGAACTCTTTCTAAACTAACTTTAAAAATATTTATGGGGGTTCTTACAAAAGGTACAATAAATTTTCCGGCTGGAATAGAATACCACTGCATTTCACCAAGCCTTTGAACCATAGACCCTAAACCACCCAACTCATTTGTAAAGGTTTGGTATCTAGCTTTTTCTAAAGCTGTAATATGTAATTCCTGTGGAGGCTCTTTAAGGAGTTGTTCATAGTGCTTATTAAACTCCTCAGTTCCAGCCTTTATACCCCTTGGTTTTTTTGTAACTTTATCTATACCTTCAGCCCAACGTGAGGTTAAATTATAAGCTTTTTCATGTAGTTCACCACGATATGCTATACCTTTGAAAAATTCATCGGTTGCAATTAAAGTTCTTCCGGGGGTTCTTACTATTTTACCAAGCATATCAAGACCAACACCTAAACCAAACCTAAATAAATCTTTTGTTGTTTGAAAATCTAAGGTATCGCTTGATGCTATGTTTGCTAAAGCTCCTCTAGGATTAAGGTTGCCAGAAGTAATAGCATTCCTATCTACACCAGAGGACTCTATTTTTGTCATGTTATCTAAAATAGGATTCCCAGTAAACATAGTTCTCCACATAGTACCATATGCTGGGACATTTATTATTTCATCTCCAACAGTCTTTGTAATAGTAGAGCCTTTATAATTATTTATTATTTCATCTATCGCATCATAAGCTGCTGCAACTTTTCCTCTAGCACCCTTAGCGTTACGTAAAATTTCCATAGCCGAACTAAATCCATTTCCGGTATCTGTTTTAAGCTGTTTTAAATTAATTCTTCCAGCATCTTGTAACCCTAATGCCATTCCTCTCATAGAATGATATGCTTCTGTTAAAGATGTTGAACTTCTTGCATCGCCAGTACCAATTGCTCTTCTAAAAGAACCGATTGTTCCAGCACCAATTCTTTCAATTACGTTTATGCCAACCATTGTGTTGTTGCCAATAAAGTTAACAACCTGTGTAGGTATTCCAGACAATAAAGAATTAATCCACCATTCTTCTATAACACCTTTAACTCTTCCAAGAGCTGTATTCCTAACATGGTTTGCTCTCTCTTTTGCTCCAGCTAATTTTTGATATTTTTCTGCCCAGTCGCTTGCCTTCCCACTACCACCTAATTCATCTATCATTAAAAAGTAATTACCGGTACGAGCTGCAATCTTCATAGCATTTAAAGCTCTAGCAACATTAGTTTGGATGCCCTTAACTTCTGCTTGTATAACAAAATCTATAGCAGCTTGCCTTCTCATTGCTACTTCATCTGCCGGGAGGTGATTAGGTTTTGCAACTAACTTAGTTAATCTATCCATTTCAGCAGAAGAACTATTAAGTAGTTGTCTAAATGCTAAAATCTTAGAATCAAGGTTTTTAGTTTGTTTATATAAAGCTGTTAAATCTTCTTTTTTAGTTCCAACTAATTCTGCAATAGCTTCTGTTTCGTCAAAAGTACGAACACCGCCTTTAGCTTTATCTATAGTTTTCTCAGCAACTTCAGATAATAAATTGATAATAGCTTTTATATCCCCTTCACTATCAATCCTATCAAAATTAAAATCTATACCAGCAGAATCATCATAGCTTACTTCACCTTTATTAAGGCGTTTTATAAATTCATTATATTCATCACGGTTTATTCTTACACCCTTTATAGGTCTAATAGAATTATCTAAAGCATCAGCACCTTCTTCAGCAATATCATCAATCGCTTCATCCATACCTTTTGATATGCGAACTAGGTTAGGAGATATTTTTTCTTCCCACAATTTTTCCCAGTTTTCTTTTTTACCTATACTACCTGTAGTACTCTTTGTCCAATCATCTCCTCTAGCAGCTAACCAATTAATAGAACGTATTTTTTCGTCAGCATAATTAAATCCTTTATAATCATTTTTAACCCACAGCCATTTATGGTGATATAGTTGATTAATATTTTTTGTACTTTTTTCTACAACACCACCAACTCCTACTTTATATCTAGCAGCTATAGAAGGTTCATGTACTGTATCAAAGTCTAACGATTCTACAAAATCAAGTTGCCCTGTCTTTTTATTAAAAGTGAAAAGATTGGGATTATGCCCGGCTTTTTTCAAAGCCGCAATCATTGGTTCAAAAATTTCTTTAGGAACAACATCTGCTATATAATCAAGATGAGCATATATAGTACCAGTATCTTCTGAACCCATCCTCTTACCAACACCGTCAGTTTTATTCGTCAAGCCTCTAAGAATTTTTAGTGGATTTTCTAGCTTACCACCTTTTCCATTAGCTTTTTTCCAATTACCGTTTTGAATTTTATCGGCTAATTCTTTTGGTATGTTAGGAATTTCTTTAATTAATGCTTGTACATTTTTTGCATACTGACCAATGTTATCCCAAGTAACTCTAGTGTCAGTAAGTTTAGGGGTAGGTGTTTCTTTAACTGTTTTCTTGCTTGCTATAATTATATTTTCAGTACCCTTACCGTTTGGTTTTGGAACTTTTACAATTTTAACATTTCCTTTTCCAAACACATCTTCTAACTCTTTCACATAAGCTTCATCAGCCATATGTGTTTGTCCAGCAATTTTATTGCCAGCTTTATCAGTTCTTACTTTAGAGGTTTCTCCGGCATCAGCCAACGCCTTAGCTTGCTTAGGGTCTCTCCAATTAGCAAACGCTGCTTGTCCGTCTTCTTTTAAAGCATTCTTTACTTGCTTATAAATTGAAACTCTATCAGCTATATCTACTAAAACATTTAATAAATTATTTACAGTAGCAGTATCAGCTTGTCCGTTTGCTACCTTTTTTATGGCTTCTATATTATGTTCTTTAGAACGGTTGAACGGGTCAAGAACCACATTTTCTACATCTAATTCTCCGAGTCTTGCTGTTTGAAGTTCACCAGCACCACCGCCCGGGTCAAAGTTTTTACCGCCATTTTTAAAGAACCCTTCTGCCCAAGTTATCAAAGGTTCAACAGACCTAGGCAATCTATTACTTTTATAATTAACATCTGTTACTGCACTAGATACGGTTTGTTTTTCAGGAGTAAATACAGTGCTATATAGTTCTTCTAGTTGAGCATCGTCTAATACTGTATCAACACCCTTTACAGATGGCTTTACAACTGTACCACCTAATTCACTTACAATATCTGAAACAACATCTGAGCTTCCAGAAATGTCTTTAGAATTAGCTTCAAATTCTACCCCTCTTTTTTCGTCAATGTATTCATCAGTTCTATAGGGATTATCAATTGTATCATCTACGGCATCTACAGCATCATCTACGGCATCTACAGCATCATCAACTACGTTTACATCTTTAGATGCCTCATCAGCCTCAACTTTGCTTTCAACCTTTTTAGTACCTTTCTCTAGGTCAACGTCAGAAAAATCTTTAGGTATAAGTTTTTTACCACCCCACTTTACCGTCCTAATAACTGCTTCAAACATCTCACCTAAAAGAGCACCCTCTAAAGCATGTTTTCCAGCCCTAATACCAGAAGTGTCATCTGCATCCGTTTGTAATTTTTCTGTTGTCCAATCCATAGAACCAGCAACAAGTTTTGTTACATTTTCCCAAACGCCTTCAGGATATCTTTCTTTATTTTCTTTTATCCATTGCTGCATATCCGGGTCATTCTGTATATACTCAGACATGTTGCCTTCACCATAAAATGCAGTAGCATCAGCAGCAGCACCTTTTACAACAGTTGATAAGTGCTTCTGTTCTTTTTGAAATTTTCTACCAGTCTTGGTCAAGTTTAAAGCTTTTCCAAAAGTTATATAATTTACAAGAAATTGGGATAATGCTTTAGGTAATTCTTTTGTAAGACCTCCGCTACCATAATCTGGTTTAGCTATAAATTCACCAACATTATCTATATGTAAACCCTTTAAAAAGCTTTTGCGAATAGAATCATCTTCCCAATCTAAATTAAGTAAATCTCCTGTACCGTCTTTTAAACTGTCTAGCGTAGAAAGCCCTAAATCAACAAAGGAGGTTACTGTATTTCCAGCACCAGTTACAGCACCTTCACCTATACCAGTAGCTACATTCCCCATTATCTCTGTGGTGTTTTTTAAGAAAGACTGCCCTTGTTCCACCTCCCCAGTTTTGGGGTCTGTTTCACCTACTGGGGTAATTTCTTTTTCATCTAAAACAGCCTGTTTGTTTACTCTATCTCTTGAAGCCGCCACCTCTGCTGCCCAAGCAGCATCTTCAACCGACTGCGATTCTTCTGTTGCCATTAGTTTGGACTCCAAGTTTGTTCATAATAACTTCTATGATTTCTTTTTTCTTTTTTAAGGGATTCTTCTTCAACTGTATCCCCCAATTTTATAGCCAAATCTAATGCTCTTTTAAAACTATGCTGTGAATCAAAGCGAGGACTAAATTGTCTCTGATATTGGTCTCGTAAACCACCATCTTTATTCCACTCTCCTTTCTCAATTCCACCAACAATTTTTTCTACTGATGTATTTTTAAAATGATTCCTTTCTATTATATTATCAGCTATGTTCTGTAAGTCTGTTTCCTCTACATTCTGCCATCCACCCTTATTGGCAACCAGTGCCGAAACTTCATCGTGAAATGCAAGTTGTGCTAAAGTTACTTTTACTGACCTTTGACGGTCTACATTAGAATATTTTTCTTCAGAATATTTTCCGGCAGAACCTTCGGGGTCAAGCATCTTTTGAATGAAATCTATTCGTTGCTTATATTGTGGTTTATTCCCAAAATATTTTTCATCATTACGCCCTTCTAGCAGCTTTTCGGCTGTCAACATATCTTTATAATGACCGTGTATTTTAGTATAGTCTTGGTCATTAACAGCACCAAAGAATTGTCGCACTTCAGCAGTAGTATTAATTTTTCCTAACTTAATACTTACATTAACTAAATAAAGTAAGTGTTCATCTACTTCAGTTCTTGTTGCTGACTGCTCATCTTTATAGTCAGACCGATTTGCCCTTATGGTAGCTATTGCAGTATTTCTCAAAGTTTGTAGCTGTCCATCATTTCCTGTTTCAGAAGCCATTGTTTCTAATACCGGGTCTTCTAATGCTTGGAGTGCTCCTTTAGGGTCTGTATGAACGTATGCCCCTATATCTAAAAGTAACTGATTAGTTTCGGAAGTTTTTATATCTTTAAGTTCTTTAGCACGGTCATCAAGGGCTTTTGTATGAGCCTTAACTGATGTATCCCACAAAGCATTTATCCTATCTGTAAAATCTGGGTTGTACCATAGCCCGGGAGTTCCGTCAGGTTTAGGTTCAAGAAAATAATCAATAAGATTATAATTTCCGTTATCTGCTGCTGCTGCCACAGCACTATAAACCATTTCATCAACCTCTTGGTTAGTAAGAAAAACTTCTGTACCAGCCACATACATTGAATTTAAATTTTGTTTAAGCCATTCCAAAGGTTTATCTTCGGCAACACCTTCCTTTACAACATTATCAATCATAAGCATTATGTCAGTTTTTTTCTTTAGATTAATCTTTTCTGACAAATACTCTCGTTGTTGTTTTTTTATATCAGTTTCAACATCTGTTAATGCATTTAAATATGGTTCGGCAAAATCCGGGTCACTTAAATCTCTTTCAGAAATTTTTAAGTTGTCTCTTATAAAGCGATTAATATCACCATTATCTTTATCAAACTCATTATCATATTTATTCCTCAACTCTTCTGCGGTATTTTGTGCTTGTAAAACAGCACCATGTTTAAAGTAAGCTTCTTGAAACCAAGGAGAATCTTCAGGTCTTAAATTACCTTTTAAAATTTCTTCAGTAATTTCATCCTTATCCATTAATTCAATCCTTGCCATTCGTTCAGCACGAATAGCTTCATTCTTAACAAACTCATCGTGCTTGGCATTCATGTATTTTTCAAAGCCGGGAGAGGCTTTTGATAAGCCCTCTGCTAATGAACTTAAAGCTGTATCATCACTTGGCATTATGGTTGTATCTACTGGTCTTGCAGAAGGTGTTGCAACAGGTCTACTTATTGTTGTATCACCAACAACATTACCTTTAGAACCCCTTCTTTTAACTCTACCAGAAACAGTTCCAGATGAAATGTCTACACTATCTTCAGCCATTATCTTTATCGCCCTAAGTAAGATTTAACATTAGTTCTTCGTTTTGCTCCGGAAGGGGATTTCATAGTAGCGTTAGCTCCAGCAGAACTGCCGCCCGGTATTCCATACTGACTACCTCTACGTAATCTTTGTGTAGTCTTTGATTGAACAGTAGATAGGTCTTTACTAGCTGGTTGACCAGCATATGTTCCGGCAACATCTCCGGCTGTTTCCATAATTGTCATAGCTAAACTAGGTCTATCAATTGCATTCATTCTTGATTGTGTATCAGCATGTGCTCCACGCTCATCTCTATCAACTTGCCTTAAATCTCTATCTGTTTTTGTTTGTATATTACCAGCAGCCATTCCAGTTTTCATATCATTATCTTGTAGTAAATGCATAATTACATTTCCATATGAACCTCTATCTCCACTAGCTGCCATCATTTCACCTTTTCGTTCTAATGATTCAATGGTTAATTCTAATATATTTTCTCTTTCTGTTATAGCTAATTCATCTCTTAGCTCGTCATACTGTTTATTTAAATTAGCCCAACCAGCTTCGAGTGCATCCTCTTCTGCATCGGCTTGTGCCTTTGCACTCATATATCCGGCAACACCTTTAACAACCATAAAGACACGCATAGCCGTCATTGCTGTTGCTGGGTCACACATTTTGAATCCTCATAAACTGATAATACATTTCATTGTTTCTTCCATATTTAACCTTGAATAACATTTTAAATCCTAAATACTTTAACCATTTAATTGCAACAACATTTTCACAATGTACATAATTCGTTAAAGTTTTATAGTGCTCATGCATTTGGTTAACATATTCAGGACACTGTTTTAAAAACGATAAAGCTACTCTAGGTAATTTATTTGAACATAAAAGCCAAGGTATTCCAAAATCAATTTCGGATGGAGAGAGACCAAACATTCCTATTGGCTTACCTCTATGATAAATTGAATAACACAATAAAGATTTTTCAATAGCTAAAGATAAAACTCCCTCAACATTCTCCCTAACAGCCAGCACTTCTTTTTTATCAATATCCCTTAATCTAGGCTCTAGGTATTCTGCATCCTTAATTCTTGCCTCATGAACGTGAGGCTCTTTGGTGGAGCATTCCTGTCCACTCTGCACTCTGGAACACACAGGGTAAATGACTGTCGTTTGTGATAACAATTGTTACTCCTGATGAATCTGATAATAAAGGAAAACGATATGCACCAGAATCTAAATTAATTGTTCCAACAGTAATGTTAGTTCCAAGTGTTCCCCCCGTAAATTCGTTTGTTGCTGTGTCCCTAAATTCAGGGGTTACTTCGACTTTAAAGAAAGCGGTATCAGTATAATTTATTGCCATATTACGCATCATTAATTTTGATTCACGTAAAGGATTATCTTCACCGTCTTTTATAAATTGCTCAGAGAATTGATATTTAAATTCATAAGGTATTCCTACAAAACAAGTAGATGCTGAAAAGTCTCCGGTAGCTACGACTGTAGTAGTAGTAGGTCTAGCTATGCCACTTAATAATTTTTGACCAGCTTTACCAGTAAATCCATTTGATAAAATAACATCTACTGTTGTTCCTGTTGGAACTACATAAGGGATTGTCCAAGTTGTTTTATCTGTACCAGAATCATAAACCCCAGTTAATGATGCTTTTCTATCTAATAAATTTAAGAAGTTTAATCCTGTGTCGGTTAACCCAACCTGTAATTCTAACTTATCTAAATAAGTTCCGTCACTTCTTTTACTCACGATAAATAAATCTGTTTCAATCATTTTGATACCCATTATGGTATCTTCTGAATCAAAAACCCATTTACCCCAAGCTGCCTGTACTTTATTATTACCTTGCCAAAAGTATTTATAAACATATATTTCGTTTGGAGTATCTGTGGAAATACCAAAGATAACATTCTCATTAGAAGAAGCTTCTAATTGAAATATATTTGCTGGCACAAAATTTGGTACGTGTGAAGTTATAGTAGTAGCATCGTTACTGATTACATTATCTTCTACAAAGAACTCCATTAACGCACTATGGTTTCCTCTAGGAACTGAAAAGTAAACATTAGCTCCAGCTCCTACCGGGGAAGCTTTATCACTCGCCTCAAACTCTGTAGTAACTTCTAAGGCTGCGGTCTTTGGAGATAATACAGTTTCATCTGATAATAAAAATTGTGTTTGTGATGAAAATAATAATAAGGTTTTATCAAATGGTAGTGCGTGGTTTAAAGTAGCAACTTTAACATGTCCGGGAGATATATCTATAGGGTCTGAATCTACAAGAGTTGTTGCAGACTCTCTCCAAAAATTAAAATCAATTGCTGGTGCAGAAGATAATATACAATTCTCTCCAGCTAGTATTCCAAATCTATTCTTATGTAAAAAGACATCATTAATTTTTTTACCAATAAAACTTGGTGTAATATTAGATTCTTCATCTCCAACTAATCTGTTAGCCCAAGTAACAACATTGAATGTAAATTCATCTGTTGCTGTTCTTACCAATTGGTGAGGCATTGTGGTAGCCGTAAACTGGTGAGTAATCCCTGGTTTTACAGTTTCATTCCAAGAATTAGTTTCTCTCTCTACATAAAAATTATCAAAATTATTAGCATCATCTCCGGCAATTTCATGGAGGTCTCCAACAGTGGGGGATGTTGGTAAATCAGCAAACTTCTGAACAGTGCTTGTTAATGTCCCCGGAACAACAGCAGCATCCATAGCAGTTGTTATAGTTTTATTTACAATGAAAGTAAAGTCGGCTATGGTTACAACAGCAAAATCATTCCTTGGGTCGCTGCTATTTAAATATGCTGCACTAGCAGTAAACACTAAAGTCATAGCTGTTCCAGCCATATTAAAAACTTTTAATGTTCCGTTCTCAATTATTAAAATATATCTTTCTACACTATCTCTATTTATAAAGTGTACGAAACGATTAGCAGTCACATCAGTATTTAATTTTGCAACGTGTTGCGTTGGCGGTCTTTTAGACAACCCCTCAACAAGAGCTGGATAAGCGTTTTCCTGTACTTCGCCTTGAGATGCTAATCTAAGAGAAGCTGGCTGTTGACTTATTCCATTAAACATAGAAGGGATAGAACGGTTTACTAAAGCAGAATGAAATTTAGTAGCCATTATATGAACCGATGAACTGACTCAGCAGAGTAATTATCGTCATTCATATTGAAGTCTCCATTATTATTATGTGCTCGTTCACACTCCGCCCTAGCCCTTAATTCATCTTCTTGAGTATAAGCGTGAATAGTATCACTACCATAAACTCTATCTTGAAAAACTCGACAAGCTCTTATAATAATGTAACGTCTTACTGCTTCTGGTAAATCTGTAAATTCTAATCCTAATACAATGTGATATTTTATAACATCCTTAATAGTGAAGGTATTGTTTTTTCTGTCATACATTTTACCTCCACGAAAAACAAAATCATGATTATTAAATTCTTGGGAAGTATCAATTCTTAAAGCATTCCCGGGTACTATTATATTGTTAGAAACATCTGGTGCTATTTCTAAATTTTCTTCTGTATTAAACCACCAACCCTCTAACTGTACTGACCTATTAACTTCTGTTAAAACATTCTCGGCTATTACCGCATCAGCCGGGGATGCACTAGAACTGGTAGAAGGTAGGCTATTTACAGGAGCTTGACCTATAACAGCAAGCATACTGTTAACGGCTTCTAATTCGGTTGATAGAGCTAATGCCATGTTTTTACCTTAATATTGGTGTTTTATAAAAAATTCGAGGCTCTCATTTCACTTCTAAGAGCTTTTAAGGAGGACACCCTTACTCTAGGGTCTCCGAAAATAAGTAAAAAATGGGGGGAAAGACTCCCCCCGGGTCAATAACTTATTAAGTTATCAGTAACTCAACTGCACATTCTGGACGTAAGATGCCATGACCACACAGATATTTACCCACTAATAGTGAGCCTTGTCTGCGGATATCATATGCACTTTCCGTCTGAACATTCATCAAAGAGGCTGTTCCCATTGCAGACTTATGCCAAACTAGGGCTTGAGTCTTAGAGAAATCTCCCTGATAGTCAGCATCGCCAGTCGTGATATTCGTGCTTGGTAAGTGGTTAGACTTAACAATATGAATACCAGCTACTTTCAATACTGAACCTTCAGCATAAGCACCACTACCACCCCAGTCACGGTTTAGTACATCAGTAGTTTGAGCTACTAAGTAGTACTGTGCCGGACGTAGGACACAATAGCGGTCATTTTCTGGAATATCTTTTTCATCCAGAGTTTGTGCTGCCGTAAATATACTGGTAGCAAGTCGTGTACCAGTGTCATCCATGTCTACATGGGACACCTGAGTTCCACCATTACCACCTGTTATAGTCGCGGCTGCACGAGCTGCTAAACATCCTGTCTGAGCTACGTGTTTGTCGTAGGTGTTAGCTAAGATTGTACCTAACTCAGAACTATAAGCCGAGCGAACATCATAATGGTTCATAGCTTCATCAATGTTTGCAATAAACACATCTGCTACAAGCAAGTCATCAATAGTGATAACCTTCTCGTTGTGTTTAATTGCAGTACCGACTAGCTCTGCACCCGGAGTATGAGAGGCTGCCGTTGCAGTTCCAATTACTGGGAACTGTGCTGACTTACCTGAACTAATACTCCTGACGTTATGCAACGGCTTAAAAATGTTATTCGCCTCAAAGGTCGTTAGAACTTCACCAGCAAAGACTTTCAGCATTAATGCTGTAAAATCAGTACCAGTATTATTCACAAGACCTAGGCGAGAAACGGTTGCTGCTGTCATTTCTATATACCTATAGTATGATTAATAAAATCCCCGAGGGGCTATTATTGTATCTACCACACCAACCTTAAACTAGAGTTGTCTCCCTCGAGAGGCTTTCGTGAGTTGAAGGATTTCTACAAATTCTTACAAGTTACGATGAGGTAAAATATCTTTAGACCTCAGTAACTTTTGTTCTACATCTTTTCTAAATGCTGGGTCAGAAGCATATCTTGGGTCAGTCATTGCTTCCCTCATTTCTGTTTCAGACCTAAACACATCTGTTTGAGCACTGGAGGCTTCACCTCTTAAAGAAACTTTAGGGGGCTGTCCATTTTGTGCTATATATTTTTGATGCATATTTTGGATTGCTGATTCAACGACATTGGAATCTCCTGAATCTACTAACTGATTAAATTTAGTTAGGTCAGAATCAGGTAAAGAGTTCTTAGCCCATTGTACCATTTCACCATACGCATCTTTCCCACCAGCCAAAGCATACATTTGGTTTTCATAGGCTTCAGATAAAGCTTTCTGTCCTTTAATATATGCATCAACATAATCATTAGGGATACCAGATTTTTCTAATTTATCATAAGAGTCTTTTGATAGTTGTCCAGTTGCCTGATACTCTTCAGTGAACTCTTTGAAACTTAGGTCACCCTGTTCTGGTGTTTCTTCAGTGGGTGTTTCTTCTGGTGTAGTTTCTGTATTGGTGTCCTTACTTTCTTCACCACCAGCCTTCTTCTGCCAATACTGAGTCTCTTTACTCCAAGCCTCATGATTGATTTCGCCTGTCTCTGAATTAAAATATTTTTCAGGAACATGCTCAGGTCTTTCTGGTGTCGTTACTTCCGCATCAGAGTTATCAGATACTTCTTTGTCACCCTCAGCAGCTTGAATCATAGCTTCATTATACTCAGGTGTATCCGGCTCTAATGGTTGTGTAGCTGTATCTTCCATTAGTTATATTTTACAGTAGTTCCGTCTTTAGATTTCTTTTCGCCCTTTAAAACGGGTGACGAACTCTCAGTCTTATAGACTACTTTCTCTTTTTTCTCAGTCTTAGCATTATAATTGCCGGGACGAGATGGGTTTGCATTTGCCATTTATTGCTCTCCTGTTGGGGGTTGAGGCATTTCAGCGTTATCTAATGCACCTGTTTTACTTAATGCATTAATGCCGGGTGTTACTGCTTGTTGAATCATCTGTGCTCGTTGTGCTTGATTATCAGCTTCAGTCACTTCTTCTTCAGTTCTAATTAAATTCTCAGTATCTACCTTTAGTGCTGCACCCCTTCTCTTTATGTACTCACTAATATTTACATACTTAGCTGCAACTTCTGGTGATAGTGCAAATATATCTTTTACTAAATTATCTAGTTTAATTAAATCGTGGGTTCTACCTAACGCATCAAGCCCGGTTGTAATTACAGGACTAACTAAATCTTCTGGTAGAGCTGGGAGAATTTTCTTTTTCTCCATATCCCTCATAACTAATTTAACTAAAGGTAATTGTAATTCTTGGGAGAGTATAGAATAAATTCCACCAAGAGAATCATCTAGTTCACCAGCCATATATCTTATTTCTTCTGCTGTTACTCGTTCTGCATCTCTCTGAACTGCCTCACGTAACATGAATGCAGAAGACAATCTATCTTCGATTCTAGCAACAGTATCTAATGCAACACGAAAGTCTGCGAACTTATCCATTTGAATTGTAGAAACATCGTTGGCAGTACCAGTACGGAAAGCTCCACTGGTAGCTTTATTTAAATCATCAGCCTTAGTTACACCATTAGGGTTCACTAAGAATACAACCTTAGCAGCAGCATTAGCTGCAACAACAATAGAACGATGTAGTTGCTCTAGGGTAATTAAATCGCCTAAGTATTCTTCACCGTGTCCACGTCCCCATGACTCAGAATCTACTTTATGTAATCTAAGTGCAAGCCAAGGTAAATTATCTTTTGAATAAGTTCCCTTACTATCTGGTACATCGTGTCCATTTAAAACTTGTTTAACATAATACATTTCTTTATTACTGTTCCACTCAACACATGTGAACATTTCTGTTTGCTTTAATAAATCGTCTGAATCTTTTATATCACATGCAGAACGAACCTCTGGTTCTAATTCTTCTGGAACAACTAATTCTTTTAATATAATTTTTAATAATTTTCCGGTCGGTGCTCTTGATACTACATACTTATCCATGCCATAAACATTTAAACCACACTTCTCTGAATGACTATCGTAATGAACTAAAACATTTCCAGATGAAAGTAGGTGTTTTAATAATTCAAAGAAGTTTGTTCTAATAGGGGAGGCTTCAACATAATCCATTACTGAGTTTTCAATATCGGATAAGGCTTTGTCAACTTGAGAGGCATCCTCTACACCCATCTCATCTTTTTTAAACTTATCTAAAGCGAGACGAAAGAAGGGACTGTCAGGGGGAAGGAGTGCAAGTAATAGTTTTGCGGATAGATTTGTTATACCTCTTGCACCTAAACTTTGGTATGGTGTAGGTAAGTCACTAGAGCCTTCATGACCTTGAGGTGTAATTAAAAATGGGAGGGTAAGTTCTGATACTCGTCTTGCTCGTCTTAGGAATGGTTCACGTTTAGTTTCCATTCTTGTGTAACGAGCTTTAACGGATTCTTTTGAGTTATACATTTAAGTTGTTTGAGGGATATTAAGACCAGACTTTTCTGGAGTATTTAAATCAACTTTAAATCCAGAAGTTCCAGTACGTTTTGCACGAGAAGCTAAGTTAGCTGCTAATGCTTTATTACCTCTACCAAATGTAGGGGCTTCATCTCGTTTTACAACCTCTGCCTTTGGCTCTGGCGGTGGTATTGAAGGTGCTTTGGGTGATAAGAATGAGCACATCTATTTGTAACCCTCTTTCTCTTGTTGTTTAGAGATTTCAATTAATTGATTAACAACAAACTGAACTCCAGCATCGAATGCGATGTTCCAAGGAGTTAGTGGTGTATTGGCATCTCTATCTGTAGGAGCTTTTAGGGGATAAACATTAGATAAGTACTGAGCAAATTCCGGTGCTATGTAAGGTTTTTCTTCCATTAAAATTTTGTCCACATTAAGGGATTACCACAAAGGTTACTATTTAACGGTAACATCTTGATTAACCAGATATTCTAATAACCATGCTAGATATACTTTAGCCTTAGCTAAATCCTCTAAACCGTCAGCATGTTTATCCGGGTATCTTGAAATATATTTAATAACATTTCCTCTTAGATAACCCTCCATTTGTTCAGGAGTCATTACTGACTTCATGTAATCTATTGGTTGAATATCTTTATCACTATAATGTGATTGTGTTTTTACATAATTAAACTGGTCTACATTAGGTTTTGATACACCAGCTTCTAATTTTTCTACGTAATTATCTACATCGGCTGCCATAATTTAATTTCTCCTGTATGAAAATTATAATCTTCTGCACGTAGTATTCGTGCTAACCTAGCTTGAACAAGGGCATCTTTTTCACCAAGCCCTCTCTTTTCATATGTATCAACTACTGCACCCCACCATTTACTAGGTTCAAAATAGTTTAAAATTTTGTGTGCTCTTTTTAAACCAATGCTAGGACACCCTGAATAATTATCTGCTGTATCTCCTGTCAATGTTTGTATCATATGATTAAAATTTGCTTCAGCAGTAGGTACATATCTCCTAGTTTTCTTTATAGGATTTATCCAACGACAGGGTACAGTGAAAAAATCTTTATCAATACTTACTACAACTTTTTGTACATCATCCTTAAGTGTAGCCTGTATACCAATAACATCATCCGCTTCTAGGGAAGGAAACTTTAAAACATTATAATTCTCTTGAAGATATTCTCTGGCTTTTTTTAATAAAACTGGTTTATGTACAGACTTTCTATTAGCTTTGTAGTCTGGAGATAAATTTTTTCTCCAGTTTTTAGTATCATCTGATAATGCCATAACAATATTAGCTTCCTTTATTAGTTCTTTCTTTTTAAAAGGTTTACCAATAATCATGTCATCAACAACCGCTATCCAATCAGAGATAGTATTCTTAATTGCTGGTATTAATTTCTCAGGGTAAGGTTCACAACACATCTCACCGCAGCAATCATCTGTTTTAAAATCAACAGCAATCTCACTTGATGCTGCTGCACGATAAGCAATAATATCTGCATCAATTAATATATCCATAGTAACCTCATTGGGCATCTAACAGCCCCTCTAAATTTGAAAACACAGTCCAATAAAATAACCACTCATTATGTAGTTCTTCAAAATTTTTAATTTTTTTATCGTCTGTTGTCCACCTACCCTTTACCCATAGTTTCATAAACCTCTCCAACCCATTTAGCAAATTTAAGTAGCTCCTCTGGGGTAGCATTTGATTTCATATTATTAGCCAGTAAAGAAATTATCTGTACATTTCCCGGAACATATCCCATGCTTGGATTAATGCGGTCAAATGATGGGGAGTGTTTTGACACGCCACCAAAGTATTCTAAGGGGACATTGAGGACAGGACAAAATTTTGGAAACTCCACATCTTCAAAAGAAATAGTGAACTCTACCTTCCTTTGTCTAGCCCTATTCTTTTTATAAAGAAAAATTAGACGTTGCCGACTAATGAGTGCTTGCCCAAGTTTTACCAATTCCATAATGACCGTCCAATTCACAACGTAAGTTGTAATGTTCCCCAGCTTTTTTAATAGCATCAACTGCTGTCTTACCAACAAGGTCAGCTATCCCCGATTCACACTCTATTTGCCACTCATCATGTACGTTAGCAACAAATTCATATTTATCTTTATATGGTAATAGTAGTTCATCTAAAATAACTAAAGCTTTTTTTGTAACGACTGCTCCAGCCCCTTGGACGAGTGAATTAACGCAACTTGCAATTGATTTAGGATAGAGTCTACGCCTGTCAAGTCCATACAAGTATCCTCTTCGTTCAAAAACTTGTCGCACGTCTTTAACAAACTCTCCAAGTGCTGGAAGGCTACGCTCCAACTTACGTCTCGATTCTCTACCCAATTTAACCAAACACTTGTCAGAGTATGGAGGACGTGAGTTCTCAGGAATGTCTTGGTACACAATATCTCCGAGCTTGTGGTCTCCAGCCCCATATACCCATGCGTAATACCACGTCTTAGCGTTAGCTCTTGAGTGCAAGCCAATAGCTCTTTGGTTAACGCTGTGAGCATCGTTGCCCTCTCCCTTTTTCCCACTAACGACAGTCCGACCATACTCACCTCCATCTATACGAGCTACCATATGTGCAAACACTCTAAGTTCAAGAGCATCAACATCAACACCAACTAAAGAAAAACCCTCCGGCACAGTAAATAGAGAACGACACTCTGTACCATACGGAGAATTGCTAGACACCACCTGACCCATGTTCGGATTCTGGTGTGTCATTCTCCCGGTAATTGTGCCACCTGTATTCACACTTCCATGTATACGTCCACTACGCTCATGTCTTAACCAAGCCTTATCTCCTTCCGCTAATTGAGCTATCCGTTTCTGGATAAGCATGTACTCAATCAACGTATCAAGGGGAGGCGGAGACTCCATGTCTTGGTATAAGGTTTTTAATTTACGTAGTACCTTCTCATCTACCTTTGGTTTGCCGGAGGGTGTAAACTCATCTGGTTTCCAATCATATAAGTTCATTAATCTATCTGCTATATGGTCAGTAGAGTTTGGATTAAACTCTAATAACTTTTTCCTTTGAATAGGAACTCCTTTAATATAACCGAGCGTTTTATTATCTCTCTTAGGGGTGAACAATTTACCCGGCTTATAGAAACTACCAAATATATCTGCTAGTTCTTTATATAATTTATCTCTCTTTTCTGAAAGAACCCCATATAATTTGTTAGCAGCATCAACATCAAACATAAACCCATGTTGAATTTGTCTATTAACTATCTTAGCAACACTATGTTCTAAGTCTAAACACTGTTGCGAATAGTTATGCTTATCAAGTTTATTAAATAAAGCTAATGTAACTTCACAATCTCTAATACAATACTCTTCCATTTCTTTTGACCACTCAGCCCAAGGGTCTAACTCCTGTTCCTTCATTCGGTCTGCATAATCATCTTTCGGAAAACCTAAACGTAAACCCCAAGCCTCTAAGGAATGTCTACCAAAATATTTTACAGGTATCCAATCACATGTTTTACTCTTAGCCCAGTCAAGATTATTTAAATTAGAAAAGATAACTCGAGACATAACTATTGTATCCAGAATCTTCCCGGTAAATTTAAATCCATATAATTTTTTAAGAGCTGGTAAGTCAAACATAATAATATTATGTCCACAAATGGTATCAGCTTTACTTAAATGTTTAAGCCCTTCTTTCATTTCATAATTTGTATAACGATAATAGTTTCCTGTATCACTATCTATTATACAAAGAGAGTGAATCTTTGTTAGCGTATCTAATAAACCATTAGTTTCTAAATCAAAAATCAACATGCTTATTTTCCTCTTGTTCATCAAACGGACACGGTTGTTTAGTAGAATTAATTCTGCCTGTATCAGAATCATATCCTAAGTAAACACACTCCCCGGTACTACGTCCTGTGTATCTATCTTTAAGAATACGTAGTGTTGTTGTATGTCTTAAAGCTTCTTCTTCTGCCTGTTGGTTACGCTCTAGTCCGAAACAAAAATTACACCACTGACCAATTGCTCTTGAACCCCTGAAGTGTCTAAGCATTACTCGACCACCCTCTTCATGTGGTTTTCCTTCGGGCGTTGCAAGGTGTGTAATAATAAATAATGTAAACCCAAGCTCTCTAACTAATGTTGCGAGGTCTGTCATTATTCTATCAAGCTCTCGTCTTTCATCACCCTCATGTCCGGTAACGAGTGCGGTAATATGGTCTAAGAAAATATATTTACAATCACAATTAACTACCATGTATCTAATCTTAGACTTGATACTATTGTAATCCATATAACCAAAGTGGTCATGAAAAAAGAAATTACCTTTAGCTAATGTCTCATTGAAAGAATTATCTTTTTGCTCTTGAGTATATACAGCATCAGGAATGTGGAAAGGAATGTTTCCATGCTTACTCATTATTGATAGTGCTGTATCAGTTACATTTTCTTCTAAAAATATTAGACCAACATTTTTGTTATGCTCTAAACCAATATGTGTTGCTATCTCTTTATAAAATTCAGACTTACCCATGCCAGTGCCAGCACCTAAACAAATTATTTCACCCTGTCTAATACCATAGGTTAATTTAGTTAGGTCTTCATAAGGATAAGACAAGCCCCACTCAAGAGGCTTATCAATTGACTCCTTTAATTCACTGCCACATATAATTCCGTCAGGTCTATAAGGTCTTGCACCCCATATAGAATCAATTATCTTGGCAACTTCACCGTGTTTTAATAACTCATTAGCATCTTTAGCTCCATCAAGTTTTGCTATCTTACATTTACCCGGGGAAAATAATGAAGCACACTCCTCGGCTGCAACAAGACCAGCACTATCATTATCAAACATAAGAATAACTGACTCAAAATTCTCAAGCCATTCTAGTTGTTTAGATAATTGCTTACGTGCTGAAGCTGCTCCGTGAGATAAACTAACGACAGGGTATTTATTCCCATTACATTGGCTAACAGAAAGAGCATCAAGTTCTCCCTCTGTTACTACTATCATTTTACCACTACTTCTCCAAACATTTTGTCCGAACAAAGTAATGTCAGATGTATCCCCTATCCAAACAAATTTTTTATCTGGATATCTTAATTTTTGTGCAACTACTTTCCCTTTACTGTTCGCGTAGTTTGCGACTTGAACGGTAATTTTCTTTTTATCTTTTGCCACAAGATATGAAAACTTAGTAGTTGTATCTTGCGTAATTCCTCTCGACTTAAGCGAAACTGATTCGCCATTGAGTAATACATATCGTCCATCCACAGCACTATCTCGAACAGGTATGCTGCTAGTATTGTCGGAAACATTATTATAATGACTATTGCAACTGAAACAATACCCATGACCATCTGTATAAATCGCAAGAGCATCGCTACTACCACACTCAGCATTAGGACAAGCACCGTGTTTAATAAATTCACTATCATCTTCTTTCACCTTTATTTTTTCTCCCTACATGCCATAGTTGTTTTCTAGTTATTATTCCAGAACTGGAATTAACAACTCCCCCAGCTTTTTCATAAGCTAACCTCATTGCAGTCTTTTGTATTAACATAGGTCTTTTCTCCTTAAGCTTACTGTTAGAGTTCACAAGCACCTCCGGTGCAAGCTAGAGTTTGAGAGCTGGATGTATTATCATCACTCTCTTCAAGCTCCTCCCACACAACGTCTGGTGTTGCCTTTAAAAGCTTTGTGTATTCAGATTTTTTGCACTCCTGATATGGTGCTTGCTTATATACTCCTCCGTCAAAGGGGAGAAAAGAAACACCACTCATCACATTAAAATGTTTATAGACCCAAGCACCAACTTCTAGCCACTCATCTTCTTTCACATAAACAGTTATGCTTGGCTTATGTTCACACCAATGCTTCTGATAAACTAACCAGTGTTCCAACTGTTCAATAGCATTCCTATCTTCACGCATGACTGACTTCTTAGGGGCTTGCACAGGAAAATAAAATACAGTTGTACTATCTTCCTTACCGAATGCTGGTTCATATTTAAAACCTTTATCAACCATAAATGCTGTCAGTGGGTCTTTATTATCTTGACGAACTGAACGTATATAATATTCAGAGTGTCGTGGATGAATACCAGATGCGGTATTTGTTAACTGACTAACAGTTCCGCTAGGTTTAACACAAGTAATTGCGGTAGAAGGATTAACACCAAACAATTTAGCATACTTAATGTTGGTTTTAATACACTCATCACGTAGATGTTCTAAGGTCTTAGGTAAATCAAAGTTTTTAACATCGTTCCAAGATTTTATTCTCCCGGATAACACATCGTTATCCATAATACCTGTAAGTGATACACCTAACAAAGCCTCATCTTCACAATTATGTTTCCACGATGGTCTAACATAGCGAAAATTTGTTAACGAGGATTGCATCGTACCAATTATTGTAGCCACCCTAACTTTTTTAGTTAAAGTTTCAACTGTATCCTCGGGTCTAACAATTACTTCTGAAAGATTACATAGTTGACAGTCCAGTAAATTAATTTCACTACAAGGGTTAGTTCCGATATCATCTGTATCTCTTATCCTCTCCCTTCTTTCTGGAGAAAAGTCTTTAACAGCCTGTCTATTATAAATACCACGTTCACCAGAGAAACTAAGATATAAACTTTCCCACTCTTTCATGAACGCTGCCATGTCAGGCTTCTCAGTGTATGCAACAGAGTTATTAGCTAACGCTCTATGCCCATGCTGTTCCCACCACTGACCAGACTTTGCGATACGCATCCTATCATCAGATAAATTTGATAAAGAAATTAAAGCTGACCGCCTTACTCCACCAACAACAACGATGTCACCAATCTTACAAACAAGGTCGTGACACTCTATTGAATTTAGCTTCCGTCCGGCTGACTCCCTAAACGTCTTGATTGTGAACTCGAATAAATCCTCAAGTGGTCTCGCACCTGATGCCCTACCGCCAAAAGTCTTGAGCCTAGCTCCTCCAGAACGAACTCTGGAAACGTCCCAAGTAGGGATACGTCCCGAGAAGAGAAGGCTAACAAGTTCACGGTATGCTGATGCCCACCCCAACTTACTGTCAGCGACACTGATAACGGTATTTGATTCATGAAACTCCTCTGCTACTACTGGTAGCTTGTTAATGTACTGTCTTTCAACACTAAATCCTACGCCTGTACCACACATAAGCACGTACATTACTTCATCAAATGCTCGTGGATGTGATATAGATAAGTAAGAACAATTGTAACCAGCCATGTGGTCTCTCTCTAATGCTTTCCCGGCTGTCATTAAGGAACGCATACTAGGCATCACCTCTAAATTAAGTATTGCTGTCCTAACTTCTTTAAGAGAAACCTCTGAAAATTTTTCTTGAAAAAATTGGATGTACCTATCTACTGTTTCTTCCCAATTTTCTCTACGATTTTTCTCAGGTAGATAACGAGCGTATCTACTAAGATGTATAAACTGTTGGAACTGCGATGGTAACTTCATTGATTATTAAACTCCTTATCGTACCAAGGTTTGACATCAAAAGAGGGACAAGCTTTTTTAACGTCAGGTAAATCCCTGTGTCCCAACACCTCTGCTTCTGGAAAACTTTCCTTTAAAGCTTCAACAACTTTTTTAAGAGACTCGAATTGTTCATCAGTAAAATTGTTTTTAGGTTTATTAAACTTATCTACTCCACCAACTAAACAAACTCCTATACTGCTACGATTAAATCCCCTTGCATGAGCACCGGGAGTAGTTATATCCCTACCATACTCAACCCCACCATTTCGTCTGATAACAAAATGATAACCAACATCTAAGAATCCTCTCTCTAAATGCCACTCTCTTATTTTATCTACACCTATATCCATTTTAGGATTAGTGGCAGCACAATGAACAACGATGTATTTAACATCGGACATTTTTAATAGTTTCATAATTTATAAATTTCCACTTTTGTTCCTTCAAAATTATCTGCAAATTGTTTTGTTACTTTTAATTTTAAAATTAAATCATCGTCATATAAAATTTTATATTTAACTAACTCATCCAAAATAATCTTGGCGTAGTTATCAACATCTCCCACCGGAAATAATCTTTTTGTAGTTTTTGGGCGTGTAACAAATAGCTTTAACTCAACGGCTACAGGGTCATTAAAGAATGATTCTTCAGCTATGGGTAGTCTACTTCTTATTCCCTTAAAAAATACAGCACTATCTTTTACGTATTGAGTGTGTCGCTTTCCGTAGTAAGTAGCCCAACGAGTAACACGAGGTCTACTCGCTGGGACAGGGGAGATGGGTATGGATAAACTAAAAGTCTCCAAGGATTGTTTCTTCTTTTTTATCTTCTGGTTCAACTACAACCTCTTCTTTTGGAGCAACAAATCCTTCTTGCTCAGAAAAACCAAAAGAATCACCAGTCGAACCACCACTAACTAACTCAATAATTTGAGCAGCTCGTAGTCTTAAAGAAACACCATACTTGGAAGTAGCTGGAATGTAATAAGCTCTAGGTTCTACCTGAAGGATTACTTTAGAGCCGCCCCATATCTGAATTGACTTTGGGAATGGGAGTTTCTTTGAATCAAATACTGCTACCTTATTTTGATACACCTCACCCTTACGGTTCTTACCTTCTGCCGGACAAGAGGATTTTAAAATCCACTCACCTTCTACATCCTGTCCTTCATCATCTACATTAGCCATGTAAGGTAGGTTAACACCTAATTTATTCAACGCATCAGTGTGGCGTTTCTTTTCAGCCCCAGTCTTTGCGTTATCTATTTTTTCTTTAAGGGTGTTTTCTGTGTCTTCTTTAATCTTAGAAACTAACTCCTTAATAACTGAAAATAAAGTTTGAAGTTCTGTAGAATCAGACACTAATAAATTACAACTAAATTTATTATACTTCTCATCTGGTTCAGTAAGCCTTGGGTATACAGCAGACCCTAGGGGTGTAAGATAATATTTCTTTGACATTGTTTACTCCTTATAAAAATCGTTTAAATTTACGCCCATATCAATGAGCCTCGCCTCTGTTGAGACAGTCAGCACATCATTATGTAAAAACTCTAATCGTGCAATCACCAAAAAATTTTCAATCATTTTTGCCTCCATTAAAAGGTAGAATTAAATTGGCAATCAACTGGAACTGGTTGCTTATGTTCACTAGGAAAACACCACACACCAGTAGGATTATATAAATCTTTTAATGACCAACCTTCTTCCTCGTTACGTTGTCTCCGTTCTACCTGTGCTATGGCATCCAATAATTTTATATTACATAAAGCTGAGGAAACATTTTTATGTTCTTCTTCAGTTTTAACAATAGTATTAATAATCTCAGCACTTATTTCATACTCACTTTCAAATTGTGTTGGTAATGCAAGGCACAATAGTACAGTCGTCTCGAAAAAACTTGTATATGGAATCATATCTCTTCTCTCATGTAATCTCTTAAAGCAGCAAGCTCTACTCTCCAAGGAACTTTATCGTCATGTTTAATTAATCTATCAGCAAGCTCTAACATTTTAGTTTCCCTTACCTTGAACCTACCACAAATAATTTTAAACATACATGCGAGAGCAGCAACCTGTACTGCTGGCTTATTATTTTTTTGTGCAACGTCTATAAACTTAAAGGCTAGTTTACATACAGCCTCCAAATCAACCATTGCTAATTCGTCTGTTATATTTTTCATAATTAGTCCTTAAGGTTACTGTTAAGCGAAAAAGTAGTCGCTAGTTTTAATAGCATCTAAATCTAAATCACCCATTTGGGGTATATCAGGAATGTTAGCAGCTAGTTTATCTGGTAACTGTTGACAAATTTCTTCTTTAAAATATTCCAAGACATTACCACGATATTGATTAATAAATTCTTCTTTTAATATAACTAGCATGGTATCAACATCGCATGGATGTGTTCCATAAGAATCATGAACCATAGCAAAGTGTGTAATATCATTCTGTACAGCAGTGTTTATGGTAGACATTAAATGTGAAGCATCCATTGAATGAATAAAATTAGCACTAATACTTTGAGTCATTTTCTTAGAGTCTCTTTTATCAGTAACAACTTTGGTTGATATTTTATATTGCTTATCTAAATACAAAGTTATAATTCTTTTATCCATTAACATATAATCTTGGAGCACCGGGAACTGTATTGGTGTTGTCCAGTGAATAGGTAAGCCAGTCTTAGTAGCAACCTTTGCAACTTCTTTCAGCCAGTCCATAGCATCCCGAGCTGACTTCACAACTTCACCAATACTTTCATAACAGATGTTAGCAATAAACTCACAGGCTTTTAAAGGATTAATATGGGAAGCTAAGTATGTCTTTCCAGTATCCTTTTCATGCTTCTTGAGGACAGACAATATCTGCTGCTTCATACCATAACGTGAAGCTGAATAAGCATAGGTCATTGCTGGACGTTTAACTATCTGTCTGGTAATTTTACCTTTCCAAGCTTCAGCGTATTCACCACCAGCTTCAATAGCTTTTCTACGTACAACCTTTGCAACCTCTTCATAGATGTCTTCGGGTGAATCTGTTGGTACAAGCCCGGTAGACTTACCACCAACTTCATCATGAAGTGCTCCTGAAAAATTTTGTAACCCATTACAGTTACCGTCAACATTAACAGGTATATCACAAACATAACTATCACCTTCGATAGAAAAACCAAGCCAAGCAAAACAAGCTGCTAAGAAAGCCCAAGGCTTATCCGCTTGAGTCCAAAATCTATGACCTTCAATTGGGCTTGCAGCAGAATCTAAGATAGCTTCCTCATTATCCAGTACCCACTTTACTCTTTCATGTAAACTCACCTTATCGTATCCGAAACTATTAGCAAGGTGAACAGCTAACCAGTAGCCACCACCTTCGCCCATAGGTTTACCTTCAGAGAATTTTAAGAGGCTTCTACCTATATCATCGCTTTGGGGAGATATAGATGTTGCTACAGGATAAGCACGACCACGCCAGTCACAGTTCCAGATAAAATAAAATGCATCTTCATCTTTTAGTTTCTCAGCCAACTCAATTTTCATTTGAGTAGCAATTCTGGATGAACGTACCTTCACTTCATTCTGGTATACAGTGGCAGCTTTAAACTTCCACGCATCACGAGCTGCTTTATTAGTAGCAATGTCTTCGGGCTTGGCTGGCATTGGAAGGGACTCCCGGGGAGGGAGCTTACCTAACATACCACCGTCACTCCAAACTTCTTTCATTACCCTTAGTACTGAATTATTAATCTTCCAACCAGTTTTCTGTAGAGAATTAACAGCATCATATACACCTTGCATATCAATGTTTTCTAA